TTACAAACTCAACTAAACAACATTCGTGATAAGGTACTTGCTTATCAAGACCAAACTAACATAAGCCAAGTAAACAATGATTTACCATTTACTTTAAAATTAAGTGCAATTAGAGATATGAGCAATATATTTGAATTGATACAAGGAACTGAACTTTAGAATAGCAATTATGCTATTCTTTTTTTATGTGGTATAATTAGATTAGGTGATTATATGTTAAGTGAAGAACAAACTGACTTACTTGTAGAAAGATTAGTAAATCGTATAGAACAAGCCAACATACGTTTTTTAATGGAACTTGGTAAGAAAATAAAACAAATACGAGAGCTTACACCAAGCCAAGCTCAACAATTGGTGCAAATTCTTAAATATGGTGGCAAATATGAAGAAATAATAAACGAATTAGCAAGGTATACCAACCTAAACATTACTGAACTAGATACAATATTCTCTAATTACGCCAAAAAAGACTTCCAATTTGCTGAAAAGTTCTACAAGTATAGAAATATACCTTACATACCTTTTGACCAAAATATGGCACTTAAAGGGCAAATAAACGCATTACGAAACATAGCACAAAACGAAATGTATAACTTTACTCGTGCAAATGTGCTAGGTTACACTATAAAGGACTTACAAGGCAAGCCACAATTTTTAGGATTGCGTGAAACATACAATAGAGTTTTAGATGAAGCATTGCTTAATGTAGGGCAAGGCAAAACTACTTTTGACAGTGCTATGTCTAGCATATTAAAGGACATTGGTGGCAGTGGGTTAAAGACACTAGACTTTAAAAGTGGACATTCTATTAGGCTTGACTCAATGGTTAGAATGCATTTAAAACAAAATTTAAGATTGCTACATAATGAAATGCAAGAAACATTTGGAGAAGAATTTGGTGCAAATATGGTAGAAGTAAGTCATCACAGCAATTCAGCCCCAGATCATATTGATACAATTGATGGTAAACAATTTGCTAGAATAGATGTTATTAAAGAACAAATAGAAAAAGGTATTGAAAAAGAAATAAAATTTGAAGATATACAAGATAATAGAGTAAAAGTAAAAGGCAAATGGTATGATGATTTTGATACTATAAATAATAATCTTGATAGACCAGTATCAACATTAAATTGTTATCATTATATATTTAGTGGAATATTAGGAATAAGTGAACCAGAATTTGCTAAAGAAGAATTGCAAAAAGATAAAGAAAAAAATTTAAAAGGTGCAGAAATAGATGGAAAACATTATACTTTATACGAAATATCTCAAATTCAGAGAAATTTAGAAAAACAAATAAGGCAACAAAAGGACATACAAATTTTAGGGAAGTCATCAAACAATTTAGAATTGATTAGTGATTCACAATCTAAAATAACCATATTAACAAGAAAATATAAAGAGATATGTGATATATCAGGTTTACCATACAAAGCAAAGAGATTAGCAGTCGTAGGCTATAAAACAACAAATGTTAAGAAGTTGAAATAACTTCTTTTTTATGTTATAATTAAATAGAGGGTAGCCCTTATCTACCCTCAATCATTTATAAGGGAGATGATAAAATGGATAAGGAAATTTGGAAAGATATACCAGGATATGAAGGACTATATCAAATAAGCAATTTAGGCAGAGTAAAATCATTAAAAAGAAAAGTATATGCTGGAAGAGGAAGAATGAGATGGCAATATGAAAAAATATTATCAGAAAATAAGACAAATGGAAATGGTTATAAAATTGTTTCATTAAATAAAGAAAGTAAAAGTCAAAATAAATATATTCATAGGTTAGTTGCTGAAGCATTTTTAGAAAATCCTAATAATTACAAATATATTAATCATAAAGATGAAAATAAGTCTAACAATTGTGTTGATAATTTAGAATTTTGCACTGCACAATATAATTCAACATATAATAATTTACATATAAGAAATGGTTTAAAAAAAAGAAATAATAAATATAGTAAAAAAATATTACAATTAAATGATAATGATGAAATTATTACTATATTTCCATCAATAAGTGAAGCTAGTAGACAATTAAATGTATCATATCAAGCAATTAGTGATTGCTTACGAGGAATACAAAAACATTCTGCTGGTTACAAATGGAAATATGCAGATGATGAGTTGCAAAAAGCAAATTAAAGTGATATACTTGACTTGTGTAGAAAAGTTTTTTAATTTAAAAGGCTTTAAAAATTGAACATAGAAATATGTTCTTTTCTTATTGACAAAGTATATAATTATATGTTAATATAAGTATATAAAATTAAAGGAAAGAGGTGTGAATGATGAAAAAATATTTATTAGCAATTATAGTAGGAGCAGTATTGTTTTTTATACTAGAAACAATACTAAGATATATTAATCATTATGATTTTATATGTTTTATATTAACTGTAATTATAACAACAATAATAGTTGCAATTAACAAACACATAACTGATTAAAAAGATTTATTTAAGGAGGAAATATGAAAGAATTAGAAATAATGGATTATAGGTGTATAAAAGTACCTGTCAAAATTGAAAATTTTGAAGAGGTTGTAAGATTAACAATAGAAGTAGTATCAGGAGATGAAATATTACATATTTTATATAAAGATTATACAGAAAAAGAATATGATAGTTGTTATATGTTAGGCGATTTTAGAATAACAGGTTATTATGATGGAGAATATGTAATATATGATATTTCAAAAGGTATTAATGACATAGATAAGTGGAGTAAAAGAAAAGATAATTATGATTATTTTTAAAAAGTGAGGTGGAATGAAATGAATAAAGAACAAATAGCAATAGAATTAACTAAAATATACATACAAAATAGTGGGTTACCTATGGTAAACAAAGATAATATATTAAAATATTACAATTATTTTTTAACTGAATTGAGTAAAAAGGAGGGAAAACAATGGCAAAGTTAATGAAGAATTGTTATTATGATAGAAATGGCAATAAAAAAATCAATTGCTATATGGCAAATATACCAAAGTCAGTTGTAGCAGAAACTAATATAACTGAATCTAGTGAAATTAAAGTATATTCACAAGAAAACAAAATCATCATAGAAAAAGCATAGTTTGTCAATTTAGGTAGTTTGTGATATAATTTATTTGGTAATGGTAAAAGGGAAGATAAAATGACACATACGATAATTAATACAACAATCACATTTATAATTAGTAGTATTTTGGGTTATTGTGTGAGTGTTATTAAAAATTATAAAAAGAAACTTAATGATAAATCAAAGAACGAGAGCATACAAAATATGGCATTGTTGACATTATTACAAAGCCAACTTACAAATACTTATTTTGTATATAGCGAGTTAAAACAAATTCCTGATTATATACTTAAAAACTGGCTTAACTTATTAAAAGTTTATGAAAGTTTAGGTGGAGATGATTATATTCACACTTTAGAAAATAAAATGCAATCTTGGGAAATTGTTAAAACTGATATTTTATAAGGAGGGTTAAATGAAAGATAATGAAGTAGTTATGATTCCATTTGTAGCGCATGAAAGTGCTATGAATAGAATGGAACGAGCAAATAAAAGACTATGGATTGTTATAATTGTTTTGATAATAGGAATATTTACTTATTTCTTATTGCCAAATGAAGTTATTGAAGAAACAACTAATACACAAGATGTTAGTGAAATACAAGATAGTGAAATTCATCAAAATATAGGAGAATAACATGGCAAAAGCCACACAAAGAAAAACTACTAAAAAAGTTGTTAGAAATAATAAAAGAAGAACCATTGTTAGAAGAAAGAAAAGATAATGGCTCAATCTAGACCAAGAATACCTGATGAATTATATTCACTACCAAATGAAAAATGGGACTATATTATAGACAATTATATTAAAAATGAAACTGATCGTAAGATAGCAAAACTTTATTACCTACAAGGAATGACACAAGTTGATGTAGGTGCAGAAGTTGGCTATTCGCAAAGTTCTATTAAAAGAAAACTACCTAAATTATTAAATATCATTGAAAAACATATAAAATGAACTCTAAATGAACTCTTGATGAACTTCAAGAGTTTTTTTTATGTGTTAAATTATAGTCATAAAAGGAGGAATTAATATGACAATTCGTAGTAAAACACATTTGTTATATTGCCTCCTTTTATTTATTTAAAGGAGTGAAAAAATAATGTATAACAACCCTTATATGCAAAACTACAATGCACAAGTAAATATAGATAGAATTAATGCTCAAATGGCAGAATTAGAAAAAATGAAACAACAAATACAACAACCAGTACAACCACCAATGCCAACTAATCTTACACAAAACTTCCAAATATCACCTACTAATAGAGATGTTATTAAATACGCAAATTCTATGGAAGAAGTGCAAAGGGATATGGTAATTGGTGATACGCCTTACTTTAGTAAAGATATGTCAGTTGTGTGGATTAAAAATACCAAAGGTGAGATAAAAACATACGAGTTAAATGAAATAGTACCGAAAGATGATAAAGATTTAAAAATTGAATATTTACAAGCTCAGATTGAAGAATTAAAGAAAGGAATGAAGAAGAATGAATCCAAGTCAAATGTTGATGAATCAGTTGCAATCACAGATGAAAGCGAAGAATCCTCAAATGTTTCAAATGTTTCAAAATCTACAAAAAAATCAAAATGACCCTAAAGAAATTATAAATAATATGATAGGCAATTATAAGCCTGAGCAAATAAATCAATTTAGGCAGTATGCCAAAGGTTTTGGAATAACTGATGAACAGTTAAATCAATTTGGTATCAAGGCTAAATAGTCTTTGATATAGATAAAAATATTTAGAAAGGAGATAGAAATATGAATGGTTCAATTCAACCAACAGTAGAATTAGCGACTACAAATGGTGCTGCTGCTTATCCATATCCTGTTTATCCAATGATGGGTGGATTTGGTGGTAATGGTGGATTTGGCAACTTTGGTGGTGATGGCTGGATAATCTTATTATTACTTCTTGCATTTAGTGGAAACTGGGGCAATGGTAATGGTGGATTCTTTGGTAATAATAGTTTTGACAATGGCTATGCTTGGTTAAGCAATGGACAAAAAGAAATTATGCAAAACACTAACAACGGATTTGACACATTACATTTAAGCAATCAATTAGACACTATTAATAGTGGTGTTTATTCATTAAGCAATCAATTATGCAATACAGGAAATACTATTACAAGTGCTATAAACAGTACTGCATACAATGCTGAAATTGCAGCCAATAATCGTGCTATAAATCAAATGCAAGACACATTTGCATTAAGTAGACAATTTGCTGATTGTTGCTGCGAAAACAGACTTGGCATTGCTAACTTAAATTCAACAATTTTAAGTGAAAACTGTGCTGATAGAGCAGCACTTGCTGATGGATTAAAAGATGTTCTTATTAATCAAACTGCAAATACTCAAAAAATATTAGACACATTATGCCAAGACAAGATTGATGCTAAAAACGAAAAGATTTTAGACCTTCAAAGACAATTAGACATGGCTGATTTAAAAGCAAGTCAAACTGCACAAAATGCGTTTATTGCACAAGGATTAAACAATGAAGTTGACGCATTGTATAATCGCCTAGCCACATGCCCTATAAACACAGTACCGGTCTACGGAAATCAAAGAATTTTCAGCTGCCCTGCTAACTACAACGGTTGTGGATGTGGATATAACACAACAAGTCAATTTATTTAATAGCATAGAGTAGAATACTACTATCCTGATTACAGGAACTTGCAATTTTTAAGGATAGACAAGTTCTATCCTTGTTTTATTAAGAAAGGAGAAAAGATAAAATGATAGAAACAATTATAAATGAACCTCTTGCTTTACCAAGTAATGCAAGCCCTATAACTTTTGATGAAACTGATATAAGAACAAGATGTGCTTCTTGCTTAAATGGTGGTTGGTTAGATTATTCAAATGGCAATCCTAATTTTAAAATATTTGGAAATGGTTATACAGGGTATTATGATGTAGAATTTAGTGCTTCTGTAAGTACGGCTACACCAGGTGTTGTAGCAATAGGATTATTTCAAGATGGCGTATTAATACCTGATACTGTAAGAGCAGTAACAATTGCAGCAGCAGATGATTATGAAACCATTTCATTTGATAAAAAATTAAGAGTATGTCCTCGTGGAACAACTAATATAAGTGTACAAAGTGTTAGTTCAATTCCTACACCAACTACACCTACAACACCAATATCAACTACACAAGCAATTATAACTAACGCTACATTTAGCATAAGTAGAATTTAATGAATAGAAATTTAGATGCAACTTCATTAATCTTGCAATTGTATAGTGTTATTTTATTGCTACAAGATTATAAAAATCAAGATTTAATGCAAGAATTACAAATGCAAGATGAAAAATATTTAAAAACAATTATTAATCAAAATAATGAAATTTTAACCTTTTTAAGAAAGGAGGATAACAATGCACGAGAAGTTAGAAAAGAAAACTGAAGAAAGCATTAATAAAATACTAGAAGAAGGTATTACAACAAATAACCTAGATTATTTGTATAAATTAACAAAAATAAATCATATAGCAAAGGAGGAAGAAAATATGAATAATTATGGAAATTATGGCAATTATGGTGCAAGAAGACCAGGATACGATAGCTATGGTAGAGATAGCTATGGTGAATATGGTAACTATGGTGAAGGTTCTTATGGAAGAAATAGTTATGGTAGGCGTGGATATGATATGAAATATCGTGGTGATGATTCTTTAGATAGAATGGCAGGAGAATATGGTCGCTACATGGAATCAAGAGATAGATATGGTGCAGGTAGTGAAGAAAGCGATAAATCATTTCATTATATGGTAAAAGCACTTGAAGATTTTATTATGGTATTAAAAGAAGAAGCAGAAAGCCCTGCTCAAAAGCAACAATTAATGCAATCTTTACAAAATAGTATGAGATAGTATGAGATATTATTTTTATAATGCTAATAGTCATAACAATTTTATTGATGACTGTTTTCCTAGAGCATATTCAATAGTAATGGATATAACTTGGAAAGAAGCATATAAAGAATTATGTAAAAATGCAATGGAACAAGGACAAATGATGGATAATGCTGTTTTTGTAAGGAGTTTTTTAGATAATAAATTTAAAAGGATTCCATATATTGAAACATATATAGGTGAATTTGCGGAGAATCACCCTGTTGGTAAATATCTAATAACGACTAACGGACATATAACAGCATGTGTTGATGGGTACATTATAGACACTTGGAATTGCACTAATAAAAAAATTGAATATATTTGGAAAATATCATAAAATGTGATATAATATTTAAAGAGGAGTACCACAACTGCTCCTCTAATACTTTGTTGTGGGAGGTATTTTTATTATGAACAAAGAAGATAAAAAAAGATTAATAGTCATAAGGCATAGTATGTATTGTAGATGCCATTATCCTACTACTCATGGATATAAAAGATATGGTGGGAGAGGTATAAAAATATGCGAAGAATGGATAAACAATCCTGATAGTTTTTATGATTGGGCTATAAATAATGGCTACAAAAAAGATTTAACATTAGATAGAATAGATGTAAATGGCAATTATGAACCTAGCAATTGTAGATGGGCAACGCAAAAAGAACAGGCAAATAATAAAAGATAGGACACAATTTGTGTCTTTTTTTTATGCCATTTTGCAAAATTTTAAAAGTATGTTATAATTTATTTAGAGTGCAATAGCACTTAAATATTAATCTTTTATGGTGGAGTAGACCACTTGAAAAAATCTATAAGGAGGAATATTATGAAAGATTTTTTAGAAGAATTAGAAATTGGTGAAGGAAAAGTTAAATTATCAAAAGAAGAAATAAAAAGTATTCTTGCTAAACATGGTGATTATATTAAAATTGAAACTGAAAAAGTTGATAATAAATATAAAGACCAATTGGAAGATAATAAAACTACTATTAGTGAACTTAAGGCGCAAATAGAAAAAGCACCAAAAACTGATGAAATGGAAAGTCTTAAAAACAAAATAGCAGACTATGAGCAAAAAGAAGCTGATAGAATTGCAAAGCAAAAAGCCGAAGAAGAAGATAAAATGTTAAATGATAACATTAATGCTTTATTTGAAGGCAAAACATTTACTAGCGAATATGCAAGAATTGGGCTTTTAAATGATATTAAAAATGGATTAAACAAACCAGAAAACAAAGGCAAAGGTATTCAAGATTTATTTAATGAATTAACAAAAGATAAAACTGATATTTTTACTAATCCAAATCAAATAAAAGACATGGAAGGCATGGGAGATAGTGAAGAACAAAATACTATAAAAGAAATGCCAATTATATGGTAAAAAGAAAGGAATGATTAATTTATGGCAAGAATAGATGCTTTATCTATTGAATTAAGAACAACAGGAAAAGACAAACTTGCTGAAGAATATGGAAAGGTTATAGAAAATATCCAACATATCACATTAGCAAGTAGATTAAAAAACCAAGACTTATCTGGTGATCCAACAGCAGGAACTGTTGAAGCAAAAAGATTTGTTAATGTACAAGGAAAGGCTTATGGAACTGCAAGAACTAATGGCAAAGGTGATTATGTAAAAGCAGAACCAGTTGTAATTCCAATTAATGATGATACTGAATATTTAGAAGAAGTTGAAGAAAAAGATATAGCAATGTATGGAGTTGGTGGTTTAATAGAAAGAAGAACTAGAAATCATCAAAACGCATTAGCAGTAGAATTAGATACTAAATTCTTTGCTGAGGCTGTAAGCGCTGGAACAGCATTTACTCCAAGTACAAGTGCAACAGCAGTTGAAGATGAAATTGAAGAAGCAATCCAAACTATTGAAACTACTAAAAATGACTTTGTACAAGGCGTACCAAGAAATATGATAGAAATAGTTATGAGCCCTGCTTACTATGGTAAGTTAAGAAATAAAATCAACTCTATATCTAACTCAAATAATTTAGGAGTTGTACCTAACTATGAAGAAGGAACATTCAACAATGTAAGAGTATATTCAAGTGTATTCCTACCTGCTAAAACTGATTACATAGTTATGGTTGATGGTGCAGTAGCACAACCAGTTAGAACTTCAATTTACAATCCTGAAAAAGTACAATTAAGTGATGCAACAGCATTCGGTTTATTTGCTTACAAAGGAACAAAAGCAGTTACTCCAGATTTAATTATCAAAAAAGTACAACCATAATTAAGGATGTGTTAATATGAAATTCAAACAATTAAGCACAGGAGCAATATTAGAAACAAATAATGAATTTGTTATTAATCAATTAAAGAAATCAACTGATTATGAAGAAGTAAGAGAATTTACTAAAAGAGAAGAATCAGTTGAAGAAAAAGTTGATAAAAAGAAAAATAAATAATTAAAGGAGGGCGTTTATGGAATTTAATGGACAATACCTAACTTATGAAGAATATGTTGCATTAGGTGGCTCGTTAGACCTAGCGCCTTTTAATCTATTAGAATTTGAAGCAAGAAAAGAAATTGACAAAAGAACACAGGGCAGGTTAATTAATTTAGAAAGCCAAAGCCAAAATACGAAGATGTGTATGTTTCAATTAATTAATTTGCTAATAAGTATAAATAATGGCATTGAAATTAATGGGAATGTTGTTAATTATACGCACGAACAAATTGTTAGAAGTAAAGTTGAGATTATTAGAAAATACTTGTTAGATGAAAAATTAGATGATGGAACTCCATATTTATATTGTGGTGTTGAATAATGCCTGTTACAGTAAAACCAACAAGTGTAATTAAGGCTCGTTTGGGAATTGAACCAAATGGGAGAGTACAAAAGTTTTTTACTAACACTTGCTATAAACGCATGGATAAATATGTTCCTAAAGATGAAGGAAATTTAAGAACCATTGTTGACATTCAACCCTCTGAAATAATATATGAAATGCCTTATGCTCGTTACCAATATTATGGTGTAAGAGAAGATGGCTCACATAGAGTGCAAAACTACACAACGCCAGGAACTGGTACTTATTGGGATAAACGAATGGTAAGTGCAGAAATGCAAGATGTAGTAAAAGAAGTACAAAACTATATAAATCGTGGAGGTAAATAATGAATAACAAAGACACGAGAATTTATAAAATAAAAAGCTATTTGTGTAATATAATAGAAACCATTACCAAAAATAAAAAATTTGAAATCAACGCAAATATGCTTTCTAAAAATGTAAATAATTATTCACTTGATAAAATACCAACTGATAAAGTTGTTAGAAGGTGGATAATTGGTGTTGAAACACATAGAGATGTATTTTCATTTAAAAGTAGAAAAGAATACTCAATAAATGAGATTAATAATTTGCAAAATATAGGTTTTTTTGAAGAATTTGAAAAGATAATCAAATCTAATAATGACAAAGGCGTATTGCCTGAAATAGATAGAATAGAAAGTATTAGGTGTTTGAATTGTGGCACTATGATAAGTGCAGGTGCAAACACAGCAATATTTGATATTCAAATTGAAATAACATATAGAGAGGAGTAGAGCTTATGAAAAAAATAATTGCTAAAGTTGATTTTACAAGTAATATTGGCGATTTTATTGCTGGTGATGAGTTAAGTAATTTAACTTATGAACAAATTGTAAAATTGAACGAAAAGGGCTATATTGAACCTCTTACATATAAAGATTTAGTTCTTATTAAAAGAGAACTAAAGAATCCTAAATTTAAAAAGGAGGAATTGTAATGAAATTTGATACTAATAATTATACAAAGATTACTGAAGATCAATTTGTAAGATTTATTGATACAACACCTACTGCAACAACTCCAACTTGGGTATTAGTTGCAGCAGTTGAAGAAGGTGGTGCTGGAATTGATTACAATCCAAATATTGATAGACTTAAATTGATAGTAAATCAAAATGCTACAACAAATCATACTTCAAATGATAAGCAAATGAGTGTAACATACCTTGCTTATAAAGGTGATGATTGCTTTGAATATGTTAATGGTGGTAGAGATAAGTTGAATTACAAAACTAGACTACTAGAAGTTGATTTATGGGATGAAACAAGTGGTAGTTATTCTGCTAAAATGAGCAATGCAACTATTGGTATTACTTCATATCATGGTGATACAATAGAATTTAATGTATATGCTGATGGCGATCCTACTGATGGCACAGTTACAATTACAAATAACACGCCTACTTTCACACCAACAGCAAGTTTATAAAAACCTTATAAGGTGGGTGCAAGACACCTGCCTTATTTTTATTAATATGGAGGAATTATGGAAAAGTTAAATTTACAAAGGGATAAAGATGATTTCTATATATTAGAAGTTAATGACAATGGGGATACGGTTGAATTTGACTTAACAGACATATCATTGCCTGAAAGAATATGTATAGCAAGTGATAATATTGCTAGAATAAGCAAAGAACATGATGAAGAAATGTTAAAGTTGCAAGATGAAAAAGATGAGTATATTGCAACTAAAAAAGGCATTGAAATAGAAAAAGAAAAGTGTGCGCAAATGAGAAAAGAATTTGATTCATTTATGGGCGAAGGTGCATGTAATAAAATATTTGGGGATACAAATTACTATGGAATGTTTTTACAATTGTTTGATGCTTTAGAGCCACATTTTAAGAAGATGAAAATTAAAAAGCAAAAAGCAATGGATAAGTTAAGAGATAAATACCTTCCAAAAAATAATGATGTGATGTAATATGTATCCAACAAAAATGGAAGCAAATGGTAGGATTTATCCTATTAATACTGATTATAGAGTTGCACTTGCTTGTTTTAAGGCATTAGAAGATACTGAAATAAATGACATACAAAGATATTATGCTATACAAACTTTGTTATTAGGTGATAATGTTTTAGAAGAAGATGAAGAAATATTAAAACCTAAAATTGAATTGTATTTAAGACATGGGGAAAAAGAAAATACAAGCAACGAAGAAATTGATATGGATTATTTACAAGATGAAGTTATTTCAAAGGTAAGTATAAGGCAATGCTACCATATTAATTTAAACGAAACACCATATATGCACTGGTACGAGTATAATGAGTTGTTAAGTGGGCTTACAAAAGAAAGTGTACTTAATAATATTCGTGAATTAAGAAGCTATGATACTAGAGATATTAAAGATAGTAAAGAAAGAAAAAAAATAGAAAATGCAAAAAGACAAGTGGCACTTAAAAAGAAAAAGAAGCAGCCAACGAAAGAACAAAAAGAAAGTGCTATGAAATTCTTTGAAGCACTCAATATAAGAAAGGAGTGATTATATGGATGGAAAAGTTATAATTGGAACTGAATTAGATACTAAAAGCTTTGATGCACAAATTAATAGATTAGAAGATAAATTAGATACTTTAGAGCAAGAATACGCAACAGCACTTAAAGATAAAGAATTTCCTGATGAAGAACTTAAAAAATATGCTAGTGAAATTGAACAAACAAAAAACAAAATAATTTCATTAAGAAAACAACAAGAACAATTAAATAATACAACAAAAAAAATGGATTATTCAAAGCTTACATCTTCATTAAAAAGATTTGGCTTGGCAATGTTTGGTATTCAATCAATTTATAGAGCAGTTTCAAGAGCAAGTTCTAGTTATTTGTCGCAAGATTTAGAATTGGCAGAAAAATTAAGAAGTGTTTGGGTAGGTTTAGGTAGCTTTTTACAACCTGCATTAGAATTAATAAGTGATGGTTTATTGAAAGCACTTGGTTATCTTAATGAATTTGTAAAAGCACTTACTGGTGTTGATTTTATAGCTAGAGCAAATGCAAAAGCATTACAAAAACAAGCACAGGCACAAAAAAACTTAAACAAACAAACTTATGACTTTGATGTAGTTAGAACTCAACAAGATACATCAACAAGTGGTGGTGCAAGTGCTGGTAGTGGATTAATTCAAATACCTGAACTTGATGATAGAATTGTTAAAAAATTACAAAAGTTGGCAATAACATTAAAAGACAATTGGTGGTGGATTAAAAAAGTTGGTGTAGCATTACTTGGAGTGTTTGGTGCTGTGGCAATTGCTAAATTATTAAGTGGAATTGGTATTTTATTAGGCAGTGCAACACTAGGTACTGGATTACTTGGATTACAAGCTTTATTAGTTGCAATAGCAGGGGCTTATGTAATAAGTATGTATATTGAAAATTATAAAAAAATAAAACAAGAAGTAGAAGATTTAAAGAAAAGTTATGATGATTTAAGAGATTCAATTGATAGTGTTACTGAAAAAGATAAAAAAAATGCAAATGCTATTTGGGAAGCATATAATGCAGGTAAAATTGGTGAAGAAGGATTAAGAAATTATAAAAGAACATTAGATATGACTACTGACAGTGTATTAGATCAAGTTACTTCATTAGAAAAAAATAAAACAATTATAGGTGGAATAATTGGTACTAATCAAGAACTTACAAAAACTCAACAAGAATATGTAAATCAACTTAATAATACAATTGATGAATATAAAAAATTGTATGATACAGGTGCAATCACTAAAGATGAATATGATAAGTTTATTAAAACTGTAAGCAATGCAATTGGTGTATTTGATAAAAATGGATTAAAAACTGATGAATTAAAAAGCAAATTACAAGGGTTGACTAAAAATACATATACTGTAAAAGTAACTGCTTCATTAAAAGATGAAATTACTTCTAAATGGAATCAAATAATGAAAATGATTGACAAAAACAAAGACAATCCGTTAGTTGGAAGATATTTAAGCATTGCTAAATCATTAGGATTTAAAGGATTTGCACTTGGTGGCATAGTAACACAGCCAACAAGAGCATTAATTGGTGAAGCAGGTTATCCTGAAGCAGTAGTGCCAATGACACCTGATTATTTATCAACTCTAGCTGGTTTAATAGCACAATATGGTGGCAGTAGTGGAAATGGCACAGTTAATGTATATCTTGATGGAAGATTAATTGAAAGACAAATATCAAATAGACAAAATCAAAAGAATTTTGTTATGAATAGGTAGGTGGTTAAATTGTTTATTGACAAAGATTCTATAATAATAAACGGAATATCTATGGGGCAATATCTTACAAATGCAAAATATGGTTTCTATGACACTTGGGCAAGTGATACAGGTTATTCACTTGCAAATAAGTTTACTGGTACATTTAAAGGCACATTCCCTAAATTAATGTTATCATTTGCACCATTAACACCACAACAAATAACTTATTTAACTACACATATATTTAGAACAGTAACTCAAACAATAACTTATGATGATCCAGATGGAACTAGAAAAACTATTGCAACACATAAAGGCGATTTAGAATTAGACTTTAATGGAATAAATCAATCAAGTGGCTTTAGATATGATTTTGTAGGAAATGAGGCATTATAATGAGAGTACACACAAACGATTTAAAAACTAACATAGGAAGTTTTGGTAGAATTATAAACACACGAATTTATCATTACTTAAATTATAATTTAATAAGTGAAGATGAAGATACAATAATTACAGAAGATAATATACCTTTAATAAGTGAACAAATAGATGAAAGCAATAAAGAATTATTAGATAATTCAAAATGCTATGCAATAAATATAGTTAAAAATGGGCAGTTGTTGCAAAGTTTAATGAAAGAATTTGATTTTGAAAGTGAGTACAATTTAAAAGTTGGGGAAATATTAAATCCTCAACTTGGCGTGCTTGTAAATAATGCATTTGAATATTT